ACCGACACGATTAACAGTAAATGAAATTAAACTCTTTGCACCGTCTGCTGTTGGTAATGATGGTGGAGAACCACTTGGCCACAAGAAGTAAGTACTAAATCCAATGGTTGTGATACCAGAGTTGATAATTCTTACTGTATGACTATCTCCTTCTGTACCACCAGTTACACTGATTGTGGTGATACCAGATACCGTTAGTTTATGATCTTGAGCAGAACTTAAGTCAAGGAATTGAATTGTATTATTTGGTGTTGCTGATGCTGTCTGAATACCAGCAGCAATGGTAACTGTAGAGAATCCACTACCACCAGTTAGTGTAGCTCCTGCAGCAAAGTTAATTGCAGTGATTGAAGTACCAACAGAACTTCCTGCTTGTAGTACTTCAACACCTGATACAACACCATCAAGATTACTTCCATCACCGTAGAATGAAGTAGCAGTGACTGAATTAATACCAGAAATATTTGTTGAGTTATCTCCTACAATGTCATCATTAAAGGTAGAAACTCCAACAACAACAATACCTCCACCAAGAACATCAATACCAGTTCTGGCTGTAATAATACCAATTGAGTCAACGTTAGTTACGTCTTCGTAGGTTAACGTACCTGCAATACTAACGTTACCTGTAAAGGTTCCAGAAGTCATCGTGATTGATGTTCCCACGATGAAATCTGTATTAGCAACTCCAGTTAACCCACTTCCATCTCCAACAAAACTGGCAGCAGTAACAACACCAGTTACATTCAAATTACCATTCAGTGGATTTAATAGTTGGGCTTTCTTTTGTGACATTATAACCCGTTAGATACTCTTTATGCTTTGAGTATTTATATATCTACCGTGCCCTGTCCCATGCACATTGAGCACGTTGTCCATCTTGAAGAACATAATGGAAAAAGATTTGATGATAATACAATCCTTCTTTTTCTTTCTTTCTACCATACCAAGTTTTTTCATACTCAGTTGGCATTGCATCACGCCAGTGTGGACGCTCACAACCTTTATAAACCATACCATCACCTGCTTCAAGAATTACGGAACGATTCTCACCAGGAACCAGAACTTGTGCCTTCTTCTTATCACTATAAGTACTGGGAGTTCTAATCCAAATGGGCCAAGGTGTTGATAAATTAGTGCTGACATGAACAGTCACTGAAATCTCACATGCATCACGATCTGCATGAACAGTTAGTTCTTGTCCAGGAAAATAGTATCTGTCGTAATAATAGGTATTATAAAGTTTACGTCCAATTACTTCTTCCAGTTTCAGACGGATACCAGAGTGAATCGCACGATATTGTGGGTGCCAATAACGGGAAGTAGAACCTTCAACTTGCTGCTCTACAGGAACATGATTAAAGTGCTCAGGATTCTTATCCCAGTAGTTATATTGTCCTTTTTGTTCTGGAACAGGATGATAAAGTTCTTCTGGATTCCAAAGATTTTTGATTACCAGATATCCATTCTTCTCAAAGGATTCATTGCGAGTCCATGCAGTTCCAGTGTTCTGCTGCTCCTGCATCATCAATTGATGTGCTGTCATTTGTTCTGCCATAACTTACCTCACTTCCAGCGGGGGCCAACAGTCCATCCAACGATAGACTTACGAGTTCCTTTCGTTACTTTCAGAACACGGTGTTGAGTGCGAGAGTCAAATAGAATCACAGTACCACGCTTACGGGGGGCAATATAACTACTTCCTCCCTCATCAAGCAGTTGAAGGTTACCACCCTCATAATCATCAGGATCAGAAAGTTGCATCACAAAGGACAACTTACGAACAAGTTCAGTGTTTTCATTTAAGAAATCTTGTGCGAGTCCATCTTGACGATTGCCAACACTTACAGGTTTATATTGTGTAGCAAGTCCTGCATCATTATGCCAACCATAGAATTGTCCTTCTTGATAGCGGGTATATTGCATTGATTCTCCATCAATACACCGCAAGTCATACAAGAAGTTCTCACGGTTTGCACGTTGAATATAGTGCCACAAGAATCCACCAACCCAGTGGGTAGTGGGAATCCATGCATTTTGTGAATTTCTTTTGTCTTTATTGAGAGCATCCCCATGAAGTTTGGAGTCAGCCATCTGACTATCAAAACTTTCTGTGAGATCTCGCTCAATAATATCTACTACGTCTTCAGGCAAATCGCTGAAGTACCATACTGATTGAAATGCCATATTTGAATAATGTATTCAGTGTTATTATATAGAAACTTTTTAGAAGTGTCAATTGGCATTTTAACTGACAATCTTATACCAAATAGCTAATGTATATCTTTCTCCATCAAATACTTCTTCAACAGAATGCTCTATATTTCTTCCATCAAAAAATATTGTTTTTCCAATAATAGGCTCTATTTTTAAATTATTTTCAAATATAGTTCTTCCTCCAGCATAATTAGAATTTAAATATGTTATTGATGCCAAGACAGTGGTGTCTCTATTAGTGTCTTTGTGGCAATCTTTCCTTGAATATTTTGGCCACCTAACAATTTCTACAACTTCAACTGTCAATTTATTTTGATAAATTTCTGATGCAATATTGCAAAGTTTTTCTGCAATATTTTTAACTAGAATATTATCTTCATTTTTTAGATAAACCAATGATAGTGGATAAGTTCCTTGCCATTTTCCACACAAATGAATGTTTTTTTTATATAAATTTACCAAATACTGACATTCTTCTTTATTAAAAATCTCAGCAGATGCAATTAACGAAAGATTCAAATTATACCCATCCTTTTATGTTGTTAGTTAAATATAAGTCTTCATCCCAAGTATTTTCTTCAGATATTGTAGGTTCAAATGGAGGTTTCCATCCATCATTATCATCATATGTCCAAGAAGAATGAGGAAGAGAAATTTCTCTCAATATCCATCCTTGTGTGTTATTAGATTGGTGTAATGATTCATTCCATTCCCAAAAATAATTTAGTCCCTCAGGAGTTTTGTATGGATAATCTATAGGAGCATTCCATTTTTCATTTCCATCAACCACTCTCCAAACCCAAGACTCAAATGGTTTAATTGGTGGCAAACTGACGATACTATTAGTTTCTGAAGAATATTCATATTCCAAATTAAATGTACTTGATGGAACAAGATAAACAACATCCAAATTTCCAATCTTTAAACAATTGGACAATTCTTCACTGTCATCAGAATTTATAGGAAGAACTAAAAATAAAATGTTGATATATTTTTGAATCTTTTCTACTTTTATTGTGCCTAACCTTGCATCCGAAAATAGAGATATAAATTCTGAAAAAGCAATACTAAGTACATTGTTTTCCAATGACGCTGATCTAATTTTATTGTACAAATTAGATTCTATAAAATTTTCCCAGAATTTGTTATAATCTATGTTTCTTTCTTTATATTCTCTTATTTCATTTTCCGTTAAATCTCTAACTTCATATGAACTTCCATTCCAAAAATATGTTTGGGTTTCTTCATTGACATCTGGAATATAAAAAGGTCCACTAAATCCAAAGAAAGATAATTTTTCGTCAGAAAACGCATTTAAATTAGTTTTTGTTTCTCCACTGTCTAAACGAATTCTGAAAGGCAAGACTTCTGGAGATTTACCTTTGTATGAATATAATTTCATTTTAAATCTTAGAGAATCATTAATATTTATTGTAAATGTTATTTTTTAAAAATTCATAGGTTGAAGGAAAATTGTCAATCATTTTTTCAATATTTTTAATTTTATTTTGAAACTGTTCAGAAATTATTTGAATGTCCATATTTGGATTATCATCACTTAGAATAAATGCTTTTGAAAAGTGAGAATAATTCATACCACTTGCTATGAAAGGAATCCCTTCTGTTACATTTGGTACATGATAGCTTCTTTCTTCTACTGTTTTATTGATAAACACATCATAATTACTATTATCATTGCCATAATCTATTTCATTTGTAACATATTGCCAATATTCACTATCATCTCTAGAGGATAAAAAGTAATGCATTTCGATAAAACTTCTTAGGTTATCAATTTCATATTTGCCAACAGAAGTATTAAAAATATCTCTATCAATATTTGTGTAAAACATATCTCTTTTAGAAAGGCACTCAAGCAATCTAAATGAATTTGAAAGCATTGTTGCTATTCCAGTAGATTCTAATGGCTCTAAAAATCCATAGGATAATCCAACAGCAACAACATTTTTAACCCATCCTCTTTTATACCTACCCGTTTTATAATTTATTATTTCATAATCAATATTGGAAAAATCTATTTTATATTTTTTACAGTGCTCTTTGAATTCATTTTCTATTTCATTTTCCGTAGAGAACTTAAGAGAATGTACATAACCAATTGATAGACTATCCCATAATGGAATTTCCCATAACCAACCGTTATTGAGTGCGATACAATTTGTATAATTTTTTAATTGTTCTTCCTTATCATAATATGGTATTTTTGCTCTGATCACTCTATGATTTAATAGTGTATCTTCAAATGAAATATATTCTTCATTAAGAGTTTTGCCCAAAAGTAAAGAATTAAACCCAGAACAATCAATAAAAAGATCTGCTGATATTCTATTATTTTCGCAATTAATACTTTTCACATAACCATTCTTATCTAAAGATGCGTCTAAAAAAGTATCATCAATAAACTTAACACCTTTTTTTTCAGCATAACTTTTTAAAAATTTTGATAATAAATGTGTATCGAAATGGTACGCAGAAATATTATCAAAATTATAGCCTGGAAGAAATTCTTCTTTTGTTAATTTATTTTTTTCATTAAGAAGTGTATGTGGAATAAAGTAAGAAGAAGAAATTTCTGGAGTAAAAACTTCTGGATTTTTATCTTTTAAAATGAACCAAGAACGAATATCTTCAAAAGTATTATGAAATATATTACCGAAAGGATAATGAAAATACCTATCTTTCTTATAAAAATCTTCAAACCGAATAGAAGTCTTATAAGTTGCATTACATTCAGACATCCATTCGCAATCATTTACGTCAAGGTAACGAAATAAATCATTAATTGATAAAAGTGTCGATTCTCCTACGCCAATCTTTCCAATTTTTTCACTATAAACGACATTTATATCAAAATCTAATTTTGATACTTCTCTATATTTTGCTAATAAAGACGCCATGGAGAATCCTGACGTTCCACCGCCAAGTATACAAATACTATTAACTTTCATAATTTTTATACAAAGATTAAATTTTGGTAATAATAAAAGAACCAGCAGTTCTTAAAAGAACAATTCCCTTACCACCAGCGTTCCTTCCTGCTCCAGCTCCTCCACCAGTATGATCTATTCCACCACTTCCACCAGTTGAAGCAACAGATCCTGGCCCGCCGCCACCTGGACCTCCAGTACCGCCGCCGCCACCGCCACCGCCGCCAGCATAAAGTCCTGTAGGGCCAACTGCTGTTGCCCATGGAGAAGGCATTAATGGACCTAAAATTGTTGAAGGGAAAGATGTAATAGCAATACCAACACCACCAGGTCCTCCAGCTGATGATCCCGGCCATACACCAGCACCTCCGGCACCACCTCCACCAGATCCTGAATGATATGATCCGCCACCAAATCCAGGTCCACCAGGATGACCATAATTGCCGACTGGAGTTGGTGAAGTGTGTGATTGTCCTGGTTGTGTTGCAGTACCTGCAAGAGAAGATGGTGGATAGGCGGATCCGCCACCAGAACCACCATTAGCAGGTCCTGGCATAGTTGGGGAATTACCACTTCCACCGCCCAATCCAACAATATTAATTCCAGTTCCTACAATGCTAGATGGACTTCCTGGAACTGCTGGTTTTGGATTTGTTGGATATGGAGAACCAGCTGGACCACCGTTTCCAATAGTAATCGTATGTGCAACATTTGATTGCAATGAAGTATTTGTTGATATTGCAACTCCACCTGCACCTCCACCACCTGCGTATCCAGGTGGATTCGATCCTGAATATGAATCCAAAGCAGCATGAGAGCCGCCACCACCACCTATTACTATAACATCAAAATTAGTTGGAGAATCAACATACATTGTTGTTGGCGACGTAATTGCAATATAGGTATACAATGTTCCCTGATATGTTGCTTCAGTTGATGTTACACCTGCTCCGGGACTAAAATTCATTCCACCAAGAGTTTGCCACTTACCCAATCTTTTAAAATAAGAATGATCGAATATCTTAAAATTCCCAGAACCTCCAGACGCTTGGCTGGGTTCAGTTGAAAATCCTATATAATTTGCAATGTTTTTTGACATTTATAATTTCCTCAGGAAACTTCTTCATATGAACAAACTATTGCAATAGAATCTGTAGCAGATGCTTGTGCGCTAAGAGATCTATTTTCTTCTAGATAAATTGGATTATCCTTTCCAACAACAATTACTGAAGCACTTGTGGGGATTACAACTGTGCTTATAATTGGCACAGATGTTCCAGCTCCAGCAGCACTCTGATGCAACTTTAAAGTTAAATCTACGGATACTCCACTGTAATTAACACCAGTTATACTATTAATTCTAAAAACTTTATTGCTCGAATCTGCATTGGACAAAAATGTTGTCGCAGTGTCCGTCGATAAATTTAAAGATGTAGTCATCCCAACAATTGATGATACATTTAGTATGTTTGGTGCCGCCATTTTTTATTTAACCTTTTATAAATTTATTTAGTAGCCAAGATAAAAAGACAATCCTATTGATTTTGCAGTAGAAATGCCTGCAGAAGCAATGGTAACTGTAGAGAATCCGCTACCACCAGTTAATGTAGCTCCTGCAGCAAAGTTAATTGCAGTGATTGAAGTTCCTACTGATGAACCTGCCTGAAGAACTTCAACACCTGATACAACTCCAGAAAGTTGTGAACCATCACCACTAAAACTTGTAGCAGTAATGACACCAACTACATTTGCACCAAAAGGAAATGATGGAGCCCCTGTTGCATTACTGTTAGTGAAATTATCAGCTCTTACTCTAGACATTTGATTGGTTTTTAATTATTTATGTGTTTATTGGTGTCAAAATTGTAATGTTCAAAGAACTTCAGCAAGTAAAACTCCACCACTACCACCATTTCCACCAGGATTGCCGCTACCACCACCGGCATCAATTTTACTTGTTGGATCTGCGCCAACATAAGATCCTGCTGTTGCACCACTGAAAGATTTTGCAACTATCAGAATATTTCCGCCACCAGATGCGCCGCCTTGCTTTCTGTAACTGGCAGGAGGATTTACCGTTTGTCCTCTGATTCCTTTTGCTTGAATACTTGCAGATGCACCCAAAGTTAAAGTGCCGCCTACAATCAAAACAATCATTCCGCCAACACCTGTTCCATAAGATGTTACAGGAGACGGAGTTCCGCCACCATTAGCACCGGGAGGATTTCCAACACCACCAGCACCATAAGCAGGTGCATAAGATGTTCCAACATAAGCGGCACCACCAGCACCACCATAATTTCCTCCACCAGGAAGAAGAGTACCAGGCCAAGGAGGACCACCTGCTGCACCACCGCCAGCTCCACCGCTAAAACATCCTCCAAGTCCTCCTTCTCCAGCCGATCCAGGATAACCAGTTCCATTTTGAAGAGAAGAACCACCACCACCAGATCCAGAACCAATTATGAAAGGATTTGTAAATGTCCAAGATACTCCATTAAAACCAGCAGAATCTCCATTAGGTCTAGCTGGTTGTCCATATCCGTCTCTTGATATTCCCATTATAGTTCCATCTGAAATGGGAGTAGCAGAACCCGCAACACTTCTAAGTAAGTTACCACAACCAGCATAAAGATTGGGAG